AAAGAAGCCGCTCTCGATTATGCCAAAGGCGTGCAGTATGAGCATTCTCAATTAAAAACCAAGTTTTCAAAATTAGAGCCTAATTATGTGAAAGCTCTTGAAAACAGGGTAACAGCTGGAATGGATGCAGCTAAAGCTAAACTTACTACGGCAAGAGAAGCGGGCGACATTAATGCTGAAGTTGACGCGCAAAAATCAATTGCACAACTCGGTATTGAAGAAGTCCGGTTAAACGCTTTAAAAGACAGACAGTCTCAGGATAAAGAAAGGGTAGTACCAACGCCTACTTTACAGGACACTGTCGGAAGAACTCCACCACCAGATCCAAAAGCTGAAGCATGGGCTGAAAAGAATGCATGGTTCGGGAAAGACAATGCTATGACCTATACGGCTTTTGACTATCATAAAAAACTAACGGAAGAAGAGGGCTTCGATCCTAATTCAGATGAATACTATGCTGAAATAAATAAACGAATGCAACTTGACTTCCCGCATAAATTTGGTAAGACTGATTCACAGGAATCGACTAAACTAACACAAACAGTAGCTTCGGCGAAGCGAAGTGTAAATCCTAGTCGCAATACTATCAGGCTCACATCATCTGAGGTTGCAATCGCCAAAAAATTAGGTGTGCCACTTGAAGAATATGCGAAACAATTAAAAATCATGAAGGAGGTATAAGCATATGAGTACCGAAAAAATTAAAACTTCCCGTGCGAGTCAAACTAGAGAAAAAACAAAACATAAAGTAGTTTGGACTCCCCCATCATCTTTAGATGCACCCCCTGCGCCTGCAGGATTTCATCACAGGTGGATAAGAGCTGAAACTATGGGCTTTACAGATACAAAGAACATAGCCGGCCGATTAAGATCAGGATACGAGCTTGTAAGAGCTGATGCATATCCAGGATCTGAATATCCAGTGGTGACGGAAGGCAAATACAAAGGGGTAATCGGAGTTGGTGGCCTTTTGCTGGCAAGGATATCAGAAGAGATTGTCAAAGCGCGCGATGAGTATTTTAGAAAAATTACTCAAGACAGAGACGACGCGGTTGAAAGCGATCTTATGAAGGAACAGCACCCAGGAATGCCGATCAATGCTGAAAGGCAGTCCCGTGTAACCTTCGGTGGTACTAAGAAAGACTAATTTATTAGCGATTCTTATCCAACGAAATTAAAGTAAACCGTAAACCACGAATAGTGGTTTACAAAGGAGAAAAAACTATGGCAAATCAAGACGCAGCTTTTGGTTTCAGACCTACAAGATCACTTGTGGGTGGACAAATCAGAACTGAAGAGTACAAGATCGCCAACAACTACAATACAGCAATTTATACTGGTCAAGTAGTTGAAGCTGTTGCAGCAGGTGGTATTGAAGCAGCAGCAGCTGAAGACACACAAGTAGCAGGTGTTTTCGGTGGCGTGTTTTATACTGACCCAACAACAAGTAAACCAACATGGAGCGCTTATTATCCAGCAAGCACAGCAGCTGCTGATCTTAAAGCATCCGTATATGCAGACCCAGAGATCGTGTATGAAGCACAGCATAGTGGTACAGGAACAGCAGCAATGAATAATTCAGCAATGGATTTTGCAGGAGTAGGAGGTTCTACTATTACTGGCCAATCAACTTCAGAATTAGATACGTCTAATTCTGGAACAGGTGGTAACTTCAAACAAATCGGAATCTCAGTAGATCCCGATAACAGCGATACGAGTTCAGCAAACTGTAATGCTTATTGCGTTGCAGCTACTGGTCTTCATATCTTTAAACTAACAACCGGCGTATAATAGGAGTATATAGACAATGGCAATATCAAGAGCACAGCTAGTTAAAGAACTAGAGCCTGGCCTAAATGCACTATTTGGGCTGGAGTACAAACGGTATGATAATCAACATGCTGAGATATACGTACAAGAATCTTCTGACAGGGCTTTTGAAGAAGAAGTCATGTTATCAGGATTCGCGAACGCCGATGTAAAAGGAGAAGGGCAAGGCATCGCTTACGATGACGCTCAAGAAACTTTTACAGCACGTTACACTAATGAGACTATCGCTCTAGCATTTGCGATAACAGAAGAAGCTATCGAAGATAACCTCTACGATAGAATTGCTTCTCGTTATACAAAAGCTTTAGCAAGATCTATGAGTAACGCTAAAGAAGTAAAAGCAGTTAATCCATTAATTAATGGTCTACCATCTGGTAGCTTTAAGACTGGAGACGCTGTAACTTTATTTAGCACTCAACACCCGACGATTGCAGGAGTATTTAGTAATACTTTAGCAACTGCGGCAGATCTTAACGAAACGTCAATGGAGCAAGCTTTAATAGACATTGCTGCAATGACTGATGAACGAGGTCTTAAAATTGCTGCTAAAGGAGTGAAAATGATCATTCCTTCTAACACGCAATTTACTGCTGAAAGATTATTTAAATCTCAAGGCAGAGTGGGAACAGCTGATAATGATATCAATGCAACTAAATCTATGGGAATGATTCCTCAAGGATACAGAGTGAATAATTTCTTAACTGATACAGATGCTTGGTACATCATTACAGACGTGCCAAATGGCATGAAAATGTTCAATCGTGCCCCATTGACAACTGCAATGGAAGGTGATTTCGATACTGGAAACGTTAGATACAAAGCTAGAGAAAGATACGTCTTCGGATGTTCTGACCCTAGAGGTATTTACGGTTCACCAGGAGCGTAATAACATTAGAAATGAGGCCGCCTCAAAACGGCCTCATTTCGTTTATAAAGAGAGAAATATGAAAAAATTTAGAATTCGAATTAAAGCTTATGATTATGCTGCTGATTTTCAAATATCGGCAGAGGATAACGCCGTAGCTATTGAGAAAGCAATACTTGACAAAGTAGGACAAAAAGATGTAAAGTGGGAAAAAGATGGATTTAGCGATTCATTAAGGAGAAAATGGATAACCTATGAGGAGGGTATAAATGACTCAAGACCTATACACTATGAAACGGTCCTTGGAACTCGAGTGGCATCAAGAGCACCTGAAGGAGGGCAGATATAATATAAATATGGGATATATCGACAAAAAAATTCAGGAAGTTGTTAAACGAATTGTTACTGAAGAGTTTGAAGAAGCTACTTTAACGAAGAAAATAAACAGCGCCAAGCCCGAAGTCTCGATAGCCACTTAA